ATTGCCGGGGCATTGGCTGGCTCTTTTCTCGGTGGTGGCCTTGACGAATATAAAAATACGAATGGCGCAATTACGCTGGAGGCGGGTGTAACGAACTCCGCACAGGGAAATAGCGCAGCCCCCGATTCAGGAAACGTAACTTCTGCCGGTTCTGCCCAACCGGTTTTTGTATCGGTGATGACCACGAACAACGGGGGTTTGAATGCTGCCATTACAGAAGACGCGGCCTTTACCCTGATTTTTGAAGTAGAGGACGGGGTAAATAGCCAACCGGGAAGCTCCATTAAACGCATTGTGAACACAGGTACAACCGATTCAGGAAGCTGGACCGCCACCTCTGATAACTGGAATGCCTGTGTGGCTTCTTATAAAGAGCCTGCGGCAAGCGGTTCGCGTCCGGTCAAAATGGCTGGATTTTGGGGTGGTTTTGCAGGCCCGAGCGGAGGCTTTGTAGGATGAGCTATTACGGAGATATTCGCTTAGGCGACACCATTGATATTAAATTCACGACGCGACAAATTTCTGGTGCGCCCTTCACGCTGGCTGGAACCCCTGTCATTTCCGCCTATGTTGGGAATGGTACGACTGAGATTACGGCTGGCATCACGCTGACGGTCGATTTCGATGCTCGCACGGGTTTGAACAATGTTCGTGTAGTGGCAACAAGCGGAAACGGTTTTGCCACCGCAACCAATGTGCAATTGGTCATCACGACCGGCACGGTCAATAGTGTGTCCGTGGTGGGTGAAGTTATTGGCTCCTTCTCGATTGAGTGCCGTTCTGCCCTTATGCCCACAACCGCGACGCGCACGCTGGATGTGTCTGCCACAGGTGAGGCGGGTCTTGATTGGGCCAATATCGGAAGCCCCACTACTGCCGTTGCGTTCACCGCTACAACCTTGGCCGACACATTGACCACGGGAACCGCGCAGGCCGGTGCTGCGAATACCATCACTCTTGCTGCGGGTGCCAGCGCAACAGATGGTCTTTATGATCCCGGCTTGATTATTATCCGTAGCGGTACGGGTGCGGGACAATGCAGAACCATCACGCAATATACAGGCAGCACAAAAGTAGCCGCTGTTGATCGGGACTGGAGAACCAACCCTGACAATACCAGTGTCTATGTGATCATTGCGACACCTAACCTAGAAAGCACAAACGAGGGCCTAGCAACGGGTGGCGGCGCTTCTACCATCACGCTAAACGCGAATGCGTCCGCAGTAGACAACTTCTATAACGGTCAATATGCCGTGCTACGTTCTGGTACGGGACAAGACCAAGTGCGAAGAATCACGGGCTATGTCGGCGCAACGAAGGTCGCAACCGTGGCAAGTGCTTGGGCAACAAATCCTGCCGCAGGAACGGGTTACGCCATCTGGCCCGCGTCCTTGGGTGAGCTTTCCAATCTGGATGCGGCGATTAGTTCGCGCATGGCGACTTACACCCAGCCTACGGGCTTCTTAGCCGCGACGTTCCCAGCTAGTGTGTCTTCCTATGCAGGAGGTGCAGTAGCGAGCGTTACCGCTCCCGTGACGGTCGGCACGAACAATGACAAGACCGGATATTCCTTGACGCAGACTTTCCCAGCCAACTTCTCATCTTTGGCAATTTCCGCTGCGGGTAATGCTTCTGCCGATATCAAGAAAGTAAACGGCACGACGGTTAACGGTGACGGTTCCATTGGTACACCCTGGGGACCATGACCACTTACAACACATGGGGAACTTCATGGGGTACATCGTGGGCGCTTTCATGGACCCGAAGCGACTCCACTCCGAATATTCCGACCGGAGGAGCAGGCCATCCTACCATTTATTGGGGCGTCAAGAAACACAAGAAATTCACCAAGAATCTCGATTGGCTGCTAGACAAGGTGGTGTCGGATTTATACGGAGAGTTAGCTGACATCCCCGCCGTTCAAAAAGAGGCTGCGAAGATTGTCAGGCCCTATGCCCAAGACGGCTTAAAAGTGCCGCAGATGGTCAACTGGGAGAAATTCGGGCAAGATTTCGACCGGCTAATTATGTTGTACGAGTTATACCAAAAATCGCAGGATGACGATTCGGAGGATGAGTGGATTCTGATGCACTGACCTACCTCGAACAATGGGGCCTGACTCCCGGAACCCCTGAAGCAGATAAGGCTTGGCAGGAGAAGCAAGCTTTTGACCGAGGATACCGTAAGTTAGAGGCCCCGATGTTTTTCGGCATCAAGGATGTCTGTTACGATTCACCCATAGACGGTAGACCCATTACCAGTATGGCCGCGAGGCGTGACGACTTGGCGAGGTCCGGCTGTGTGGAATATGACCCTGAGATGAAGACCGATGCCGCGCGAAGACGAAAAGAAAAAGACGATGCTTTGGATGCATCAGTAGATCAATTGGTGGAACGCGAATTTGCCGTGATGCCCGCGAAGAAGAAAGAATTGCTTGCCGCTGAAATGCAAAGCGGTATGACTGCTGAACCTGTACGTCAAACCCTAGGAGCCTGAGATGCCTGATCCCGTCGAAGAAGTTATTGAAGAAGAATCCATTTCCGCTGCTGATTTGGGCCTAGGTGCTCCGGCTGAAGACGAAGACCTGCCGCTAGAGGATGCGCCGGAAGAAACGCCAGCCGATACGACTACCGCGCCAGCGCAAACCGCCGCAGCGACAACTGCGCCTGCTGCTGACCCCAATGCCCCTCCGCAGTCATGGGCGAAAGAGACGCATGCTATCTGGCAACGTCTCGATTCTGAAGCAAGGGCGCAGATTTCCAACCGTGAGAAGCAGATGCTTCAGGGTTTGGAGCAATACAAGGACAATAGCCGTATCGGTACGGAAATGCGGGAAGTCTTCAAGCCCTACGAAAACTACCTGCAATCGAAAGGGGTTACCGCAAAACAGGCTGCGGGATACCTGATTGCCACCCAATATCGCCTCGAAACAGCCGATTATCCCACCCGAGTCTCGATGATTAAGGATTTGGCGAAGTCTTTTGGCGTGGATTTCGACAAAATGCCCGCTCAAGGTGCCGAAAATGCAGAAATTCCTGCAAATCCGGCCCTAGACCCGTTGCTTTCCGACATGAAAGAGATAAAATCGCAACTGAATACGTGGCGCGAGGCTCAACAATCACAAGTTAGAGCCAAACACACGCAGGATGTAAATGCATTTGCGTCCGATCCAGCACATCCCTATTTTGATGAAGTGGCTGATGACATCATCATTTTTATCAAGAGCGGGATGGAACTGAAGGACGCTTACGACCGAGCGGTATATGCGAACCCGGTCACGCGGGAGAAGGAATTTGCAAGGATTCGTACCGAAACTGAGCAGAAACTTCGACCGAAATTGAACGGCGAAGCAAAACAGGCAAGACAAGCAACAAGTAGCAACGTCCGCACACGCGACACCGGAAGGACACCGACAGTGCCCCTAGGAAGCATGGAAGACACGATGAAGGAAACGCTGGCTGCAATTAAAGCCAGAACTCATTGACTTTCTAGGAGCTAAAACATGGCATCCCCCAATAGTACCTTTACGGAACTGGTCTCCACGACCTTCCGCAAGCACCGCAAAGAGATTAAGGACAACCTGTCCAATCGCAATGCGCTGTTGAAGTACATCATGAAGCGCGGCAACTACATCAAGGAAGACGGCGGCTTGACCATCGTCACGCCTCTGGATTACGCCGCGAACTCGACCTATCAACGCTATTCTGACTGGGATGTGCTGAATATCTCTCAGTCCGATGTGATCTCGGCTGCGGAGTACCAGTGGCGTCAGATTGCAATCAACGTAGTGGCGTCGGGTCGTGAACTTCGTATTAACTCGGGCGAGTCTCGTATCATCAACCTCGCCAAAGCCCGCATCAAGAATGCGATTCGCACCTTCAACAACAACTTCTCTTCGGATTTGTACTCCGCTGGTACGCTGACGAACCAAATCAACGGTCTTCAGGCTATCGTGGCGGATACGAATACGAACGTGGTTGGTGGCATTGACGCCTCCGCTTTCCCGTTCTGGCAGAACACGGTTTATGACGCTTCGGTCAACTCCGTGACTCCAGGTGCGACCACGATTGAAAACGGCCTGATGCTTCCGCTCTGGCTGTCGATTGATCGCGGCCCCGACGACCAGCCGGACTTGATTGTGGCGGACAACCTCTATTACCAGTATTTCGAGGGTTCGCAAGCCTCTCTGAAGCGTTATACGACTTCCGAGTCGGTCAGTGGCGGCTTTACTACCCTGAAATACAAGAATGCGGACGTGCTGTATGACGGTAACTCCGGCATTCCATCCGCGCACATGTACTTCCTGAATACCAATTATCTGCAACTGGTCGTACACCAAGACGCGGATATGCAGATCATGGACGACATGCGCCCGATTAACCAAGATGGTTCCGTCACCCCGATTTTGTGGATGGGCAATTTGACTTGCTCCAACCGCAAACTTCAGGGCGCACTGATCGCATAAGGAGACAACATGTACGCACCATTGGATTATGCAGGCCCCAGTTCTTTCAATGACTGGTTTACTCCCGATACTGTGCAACGTCAGGCATTGGGTCTCAAGGTGTGCGCTGTGGACCCTTACTGGGGTTATGGCGAATTCCTGTACATCAAGTCGAATGACGCGATTCTGAAGGGCTCCCTTGTTGCTGTGGGTGGTGTCAATACCGCCCTCGGTACAAAGACGGCTTTTTTGGGAACGCTGCTTCCTTCGACGGCGGGTCAGGGTTTCCCCTTCGGCGTGGCAATGGCCCCCATTCCTTCCGGCTCTTTCGGCTGGATCATGGTGGTCGGTGTCGCAGTCTACAAGACCAATGCAACCGTTGCGGCAGATACGGCTGTGGCAGTCGCAGCGGCAGGTATTGCGGGTACACTGGCGAACGGCAAGCAACTGCTGAACGTCCGTAACACCGTAGCGGCGACGGGTACGACTACCGCTGTCGGCAATACCACGAACGGCTCCGCAACGCTGGTCTTCCGTGATGCTTACGATGGCTTTTTCTTGGGTATGGCACTCTCTGGAACGGGCATTCCGGCATCTACAATTGTCGCTAAACTGGACCCGGACGGTCGTACTGTCTACATGGGTTCGGCAATTGGTACAATTGACAAAACGGCAACGGCTTCGGGTTCCATCACGGTGACGGGAACCTACACTGGTTTTGGTCAGGGTGTGATCCAGTATCCAATCGCCCAAGGCCAAGTGGCCTAGTAGTTTCATGGTTGGACCCCCGGCTTCGGTCGGGGGATTTTTCTAGGAGAAGACATGAGCGGAATTGTCAACGACGTAGTAGATCGCAAGGAACGCCCCGCTTATGTGAGTTTTCACCGGCTCCCGGTAGAGGACAAGGCCAAGTCTCTGGAAATGGGGCATTACGTCGCAAAAGACGTTGATATGGCCCACATCACAGCGCCTTACTCGAAAGACATTTTCAAGATTAAAGCGGCCCAGTGGTTCGCTGATATGGCCCGCGATGTTCAATTGGGAAAGATGCCGCAGGACTGGGCAGATAATTACAAAAAGCAGTATGACGCGTGGAAAAATGGTCAAGAACTGCCTCTAAATGGAACGCCGATTCGTGGCTGGATGGTCATTTCTCCAGCACAACAGGAAACCCTGATTCGCATGAACGTTCTGACGGTTGAAGATGCCGCCGAAATGAACGATGAAGGACTCCGCAATTACGGGATGGGTGCCGCTGATCTCAAGTTCAAAGCCAAGGGCTGGCTGTCTCAAGCGAAAGACAAAGGCCCCCTGACGATGGAAATCGCAGCGGTTCAAGCTGAAAACACCATCCTCAAAGGTAGTGTCGAGTCGCTACAAAAACAGGTGACGGGCTTGATGGCGATGGTGCAAGCGCAGCAAACTTCGCCAGCCCCACTTGTCAATACCGACATCAGTGCATCCGATTTGCTGGATGATGAAATCAATGATCCTGTGGCCGCATATCAAGCGAAATTCGGTAAACCTCCTCATCACAAGATGAAACGCGAGACTATTATTGCTGCATTAAAGGGCTGAAATGGCCCTGACGCTGCTCCAAATCGTCACTAACTTCTGTAACCGGAGCAATATTCCCGCTCCCACCTCTGTTATCGCCTCGACGGATACACGGGTTTTACAGATTCTTCGTCTTTTGGAGGAAGAGGGAAACGATTTGTCGATGCGCGGGGACTGGAATGTCCTGACCCTGCAAGCAACGGTAACGACGACAGCAACGGAGAGTCAGGGACCAATCACGACTTTAGCCCCCGGAGGCTATCGCAAGATAATTAATGACACCATTTGGGACGATTCGGGACGGCTTCCGATTTATCCCATTGACGGCCCGGAGTGGCAGGCTATTAAAGCGATGGTGCCATCGGGTATCTCGCCTTATCGTTACCGGCTTCGGGGTGGGGAACTCATTTCGACCCCGACTCCTCCAGCAGGGCTTACTTGGGTGTTTGAATACGTCAGCAAAGCATGGATTCTAAATGGCGCGAATCATGTCCAATATTTTGTCGCGGACACTGATACGACTCTCCTCCCTGATGACTTGGTGCTGATGGGACTCCGCTGGCGCTACATGCGTGAAAAGGGTTTAGAGTATGCAGAACTCTTCAGAACCTACGAGACTCAGGTCCAATACAATCTAAGCAACGAGCGGCCGCGCCCGAGACTCAACATGTCCGGCTGCAATGATTGGCGTCGCCCCGGAATATTTGTTCCTGCGGGAACGTGGGCCATTCCCTAATGCGTCAGCCTTTGCTTGCGAAGGCCCCCCTACGCCTCGCCATTGCAGAACAGATTTCCTACCCTCCTCCCGTGGGGGGGTGGAATGCGCGAGACGCTTATTCCGCGATGGGTCCAGAGGACGCGGTAATTCTGCAAAACTGGTTTCCCGGAACCTCTGCGGTTGTGACCCGTGGCGGCACTAGTTCTCACGCGACAGGTATCCCAGGCGTAGGAAAAACACTTGCCACCTATTCAGCGATGAACGGTGCGCAGTCCATGTTTACCGCGACTTCGGCGAATATTTATGACGTGACTAGCCCCGGCGCAGTGGGAGCCGGAAAACTCGCCAGAACGGACGGAAAACACCAGTGGGTCAATTACGGTGACGGTACGAACAATTGGCTCATCATGGTCAATGGGGTGGACAAACCCGCCTATTTTGACGGTACGACATGGACCGCTGTTGATGCTGTTTCCGTCCCCGCTTTGACGGGTGTTACCTCCTCAACCCTTGTTGACGTGATGGTGTACCAAGGGCGCGTCTTTTTCATTCAAAAAAATACCCTCTCTTTCTGGTATCTCCCCTCCGGGGTGGTGGGTGGGGCTTTAACTAAATTCGACCTCTCCACAGAAGCCAGCAAAGGTGGTTATCTGATGGCGATGATGAACTGGACCTATGACGGAGGGGACGGGTCGGATGATCGCGCGGTTTTCATTACCAGTATGGGTGAGGTCATTGTCTATCAAGGAAACAACCCGTCCAGTTCTACCGCGTGGGCAAAAGTGGGAACCTATTATGTCGGGAATCCTATCGGTCGTCGCTCCATGTGCAAATACGGCGGAGACTTGCTAGTTCTGACGCAAGAGGGTGTTGTTCCTCTCTCCACGGCTTTAACAGGGGTGGTGAATGACTCCAAATTCAATCTCTCGAACAAGATTGATGGCGCTTTCCTTGATGCCTCTTTGACTTACGGGAGTGTCTTTGGTTGGGAAATGACCATTTACCCTGCGGAGGGAGCTTTAATCGTCAACGTCCCTCACGCTGAAAATGGAACCCATGAACAGTTCGTGATGAACACGATTACAAAAGCGTGGTGTCGCTTTACGGGGTGGGATGCAGAGGCTTTCGGAATTCTGAATCAAGAACTTTATTTCGTGAACATCAACGGTGTCACGAAGGCATGGACCGGGACAACGGAACTCGGAAATCCGATTGCCTTTATCATCGCTGAAACTGCCTTTTCCCGATTCAAAAGCTACAATCAAAAGACCATCAAAATGACGCGGCCTGTCATCAATGCGGCTGGAGTGGCGACGGTGAGTCTCGGGATTATCACCGACTTTGCTGATCCACCGCCCTCCATTTCCTCGGTCTATAACTTGACCGTAGGGATTAATAATGACTGGCGCTCTCCCCCCTCTTACTCTTGTACGTGGGCGGCGGCGTATGTCTTTATCACCTCTACCAGTTTTGCGCTTCAATGGCTTTCCAACGACTGGCTTTGGGAAAGCGGTTCGAGCCTGTGATTTTTGCCGTTGAGTCCATCGCGGATTGTTGGGAAGAATGGAGAAACTTAGCAGCTTCGCACTGGGAAGGACCTTTTAATCCCGACGCAGTACGGTATAAACGAAATTCGGAAACGGGCTGGTTCATTCTCTGTACGGGTCGGGATCACGGAAAAATGGTGGCCTATTGTGGTTTATATGTGATGCCTTCCATGCACACCCAAGAACTTCGAGCAACGGAAGACTTCGTATATATCGCACCAGACTACCGAAAAGGCAGAAATGCGGCGCTTTTTTACCGATTTTGCGAGTCAGCAGCCAGAAAGGCGGGTGCAAAAGAGGTATTTTTGATGGTTTCGCCCGATTCTGTAGCTGAAAAGTACCTCGCAGGCACCGGATACACAAAAACGAAGGTGCAATACGGAAAAAAGTTGACGTAATCGCGTCCTCGTGTAAGACTTTACCTAGTGCGGCTGACAGCCTATTCCCTCATCAATAGGAGTTTGCATGTCGAGTCGAGAAATCGCACTTTTTCTGAAATCCCAAACCGTTGAGTCAGACTCCGGTTGTTGGGAGTGGCGCGCAACATTACATGCGGT